CATTGGTTGTTGGCGAAGTTAACTCTAGTAATGTGTACTTCTCAGGCGGCGGCGGAGGCGGTGGGAACAACGAGGATGGCGGCGGGACTGGCGGATTGGGCGGCGGTGCAACTCGGAGAAAAACCACTCAAGGTCCGGGTATTGCTGGAACCGCTAACACCGGCGGTGGGGCTAGTGGTGGATATGCAATTTCTGCCAATCAAACCGGAGCAACCGGCGGTTCGGGAGTAATTATTCTTAGAATACCAACTGGTTACACAGCAACATTTTCTGGTGGGGTTACATCTAGCCTTTCTACTGCTATTTCTGGATTTAACATCTATGCAGTTAAAGCGACTTCCACAGGATCAGAAACTGTGACGTTCAGCTAAGGAATACAAATGGCACATTTTGCAAAACTTGACAAAAACAATTTTGTTGTATTTGTTACTGTTGGTCGCGACGAAGACAAAGAAGATGAATTGACTTCTAGGACTGGCGATGTTTATAAGCAAACCAGTTACAACACAATTGGTGGTGTTCACGTCCTTGGCGGCACACCATTTCGCAAAAATTACGCAGGTATCGGGTACAAGTACGACCCCCAACGCGACGCTTTTATTCCTCCGCAACCTTTCCTGAGCTGGACGCTCAACGAAAAAACGTGCTTATGGGATGCTCCTGTTGCATATCCATCGGACGGCGAGCGGTATCAATGGAACGAGGAAACAACTTCTTGGGTGTTGATCAATGTATAACTCACCATTTACGCCGTTTGGCCCGACCTACCTTGTTGGCACGTCTCCGGTGCAGGTTTCGACCAACAACAACGACAACCCTACAAGCTATCGGGTCCGCAATACCAGCGCTTCGGCGCAGTATCTTGCATGGGTAGCACCGGCTCCTGGCAATGCAACCCCAACGATTACGGTTGCAGCTCCGACAGCCGGAAGCCCGAAGCGGCAGACGCTTGGATTCTTGCCTAGCTCAGTTGAGGTCTTTGGCGGCATTCCTGCAAACGCTTGGTTCCAAGCTGACGCAGTTGGAGCCTTTGAAATTACTCCAGGCGAAGGACTCTAATGGCTCTCAGGGCAATTGCTGGTGGTGGTGGTGGCGGCGGCAGCGGCACGGTCACGACCGTCAGCGTTGCTTCTGCCAATGGCCTTGCTGGAACGGTTGCAAATGCAACGACGTCACCATCTATCACGCTTAGCACGACCGTCACAGGCGTTCTGAAAGGCGATGGCACGACCGTCAGCGCTGCCGTAGCAAATACGGACTACCTGACACCACCGAGCGGCTCAGCACTGCTTAAAGCGGGTGGTGGTGGCGCTCTTGCCAATGCGTCAGCAGGTACGGATTTCCAAGCTCCGATCAGTTTGACAACAGTCGGCACAAGTGGAGCGGCGACGTTTGCCGCTAATGTGCTTAACATTCCAAATTACGCTGCTGGCGCTGGTACTGGCACGGTCACCAGCGCATCGGTTGTTAGCGCAAACGGTTTTGCTGGTACGGTTGCATCGGCTACCACGACGCCAGCAATCACGCTTACGACCAGCATCAGCGGAATGCTCAAGGGCAGCGGTGGAGCGCTTGCGGCGGCGACTGCCAATACGGACTTTCAATCGCCGATCTCGCTGACAACGGTCGGGTCAACTGGCGCAGCGACGTTTGCTTCAAACGTGCTTAACATTCCCAACTACAGCGTGGCTGGAACGGTCACCAGCGTAGCGACGGGAACAGGGCTGACTGGTGGGCCAATCACCGGCTCCGGCACGATTGCAATTGATTCAACGGTGGTTACGCTGACCGGCACTCAAACGCTGACCAACAAGACCGTAACGGCTTTAGCGAGCGCGTCAACGGTTCAAGATAGCGATGGCAATAGCTACGCTTTTGGCTATCGGACAATGCCTCAGTCGGCCAATACGAGCGGCACGCTGATTTTGTCTGATAACGCCAAGCATTACTACGTCACTGGCAGCGTTACGGTTCCGCTCAATGCAACGGTTGGGTTCGACATTGGCACAGTGATCACAATTGTCAGCAACAACACGGCGCTCAGCATCATTCCGGCGTCTGGCGTCACGCTTCAGCTCGCCAACTCTAGTTCTGCCGGCACTCGATCATTGGCCAGCAACGGTATTGCGACGATGCTTAAGGTCGCTGTCAATACGTGGTATGTCAGCGGGACCGGCGTGACATGAGTGGTTTTCTGGGGATGATGTTCCCTAGCGGCGGTTCTGGTGGTTTGCCTCCGGTTACGCCGTCGACCTACATCGCATTTGGTGGAACAACGGCAGCAAAGCGCATCTCGGTTTATGGTTGGGATTCTGCAAGTGGATTCGGGTCACTTTTCACGACGCCAAGCATTCCAAACAACATCAGCCAGGTTTCATTTGTCCGTGACAACTCTGTTTTTTCAGCGTCATTTGTTGCCGCTCCTTATTTCAGCGTCTGGCAATGGTCTGGTCTTGGTTTTGGGACGCAATATTCCAATCCTGGCAGTTCTCTAAGCCCATCAACCGGAGGTCCGGCAGGGTTTACTTGGACCAAGACGGTTGACGCGATTCTGACGTCAAACGCAACGGCAGTATCGTATCCGCAAGCATGGGCTTGGAGCCAATCCAGCGGATTTGGATCTAAGTATTCAAACGGCTCAGCGATTAACTCGGTTGGTGCAACGACTGGCATCACGCTAAACGGTGACAATACTCAGGTTGCATTCAGTCAAAACGCAGGAACGGCAATTTCGCTTTATCCATGGTCATCATCGACCGGGTTTGGCACTCGATACTCAAATCCGGTGACAATTCCTCCGTTTGGCAACAATCCTGGCAGCGTATCGTTCAACCAAACAACGAATGACGTTGCGATTGGCAGCACCGCATCACCGTTTATTGCTGCTTATCCGGTAACGTCGGCGGGTTTTGGCGTTAAATATTCCAACCCATCATCAGCAATTGGTGGCACGGTTTATTCGGTTAGATTCTCTCCTACTGGTGGTCAGCTTGCTGTTGGAAACAACTCAACGCCGGCAGCGCTAAAGATCTATCAATGGGGTGCTGGTTTCGGTTCTTTATATTCTGGACCGTCAATAAGCACGACAGTCAATTCTGCTGACTGGTCTAGCACGGGATCAGAAATTGCCGGCGCAACATCAGCAGTTATTCCATACGTCAGAGCATATCCTTGGACGTCTGGTGGAGTTGGGTCTCAATATACAAACCCATCAACAACGCCAGGCGTTCCCAATTGTGTATCATTTAGCAATCAGACAAGGTAAATCATGATCACCGATCAAGAAAAGCAAGCCGGCTTAGTCATGAATGCTTTCCACCGTGAAATGGAAATCTACGGCTACCAGCTCAACATTGACAACTACTCGGCAATGCTGGACGCGCTTCCGGCTGGCGAATGGCCAGCAGACTTGGAAGCATTTCGAACGATTAAGACCGAAGATTTGCCGCACGATCTAAGCGATGGTCAAGTGGCTCAGATCAACGATTATCAATATCGTGATCGTCTGCGCGTTCTGGTTCGCACCGAAAAGGCTGAACAGAATAAGTCGATTCGGGTGCGTGACGTGCTGAAAGCGCAGATTGGATCTAACTATGATGCACTGGTTGCAGCTTACAAAATCAGCCAAGGTTAATCATGGCCGTTAGACTTTCCCCGTTAGCTGGCGCCGGTTGGCAGTTTTTCGATAACCTCGGAATCCCGCTGAATGGTGGTCTGCTGTATACGTACACCGCAGGAACAACGACGCCACAAGCGACGTATACCAGCAACACGGGAACCATTGCCAATGCCAATCCAATTGTGCTGGATGCCGCAGGGCGCACCGCTAACGAGGTTTGGCTGACGGTCGGAGTGTCTTATAAGTTTGTGCTCCAGACTAGCGCGGCGGTCACGATTGGCACTTACGATAACGTCTCTGGCATCAATGATCTGACGGGCATTACAAGCGGATCGTCGATTCTGCGTGGCGATGGATCGGGCGGCATCGGCAACGTGACAATTGGTTCAGGGTTGAGCTACGTTGGCAGCACGCTATCCACGACCGGCCAATCTTTGCCTAGCAGCGGTGGTGGCTATTTGTACCGTGACTCGGTATCGTCAGCGCTTAATTACGACGCAATCATCAAGCGTGCAGCGCTTCCGGTTGCCACGACAGCTCAGATCGGTGCCTTGCGACCTGATGGAACGACGATCACCATTGGCGGCACCAACAACGAAATTATCAGCGCTGTTGCCACGACGCCAACGATCAGCACCGGCGTCTTGCAATTCAGCTTGTACTACAAGGTAACCAGCGGATCAGACACGTTTACTGTTCCGTCTGGCGTCACTCGGTTGCGAGCCACAATCGGCAGCGGCGTTTACTCAAACGGCACGACCGTTATTTACACGGTTGCCGCTGGTTTCATCACGGTCACGCCTGGCGCATCAATTGCGATCACCAATGGTGGTGCTGCCGGCAACACAAGCATTGGCTCATATCTGACGGCACAAGGTCCGACCGGATCAACGCCAGGGCCGGCGGGTGGTTCTGCGTTGAATTCAACATTTTCAATTGGCTCAGCAAACTACATCACCAAGACATTTGACGGGGCACTGGCAAACCAATGCCGAGGAACAACCAACATTGTGCCGGTTCAAGCGCTATACGATGGGGCGTCTCCTCCGACGCTCAATGGCTACGTGATCATTGAGTATTGACCATGACTGCGCCAATTGAAATCATTTCGCGGTCTCTGAAAGACATTGGGGCGCTCGAGGCTGGCGAAACGCCAACGACCGACGCAGCCCAGGATGCGTTCGATATGTTGAACGACATATTGGACCAATGGTCAAACGAACGGATGATGATCAGTTATCAGACTGAAATTATCTTTCCGACGTCAACCAATCAGGTTCAGTACACAATCGGACCTGGTGGTCAAGTCGGAGCAGTATTTACCGGCTCCATCTCCGGCACGACGCTAACGGTCACGGCGCTAACAAGCGGATCGGTGCAACTCGGTCAGACTTTGGTTGGAACAGGTATCGCAACTGGCACGACGATTGTGCAGTTTGTCACCGGCGCTGGCGGCAATGTCAACGAATTCGGCACGTATATTGTCAGCACAAGCCAGACGGTTGCCAGCACCACAATCACGGCGAGCTATCAGCGTCCGGTCAGCATCAACAGCGCGTTTGTGCGCGTGATCAACCAGTCTGGTGGTGGTGGCCAATCTCAGAACTCGCTGGATTATCCTGTTGCAGTCATTGGATTGGATCAGTACGAGCTGATTGGTCTCAAGAGTCTCAACGGACCCTGGCCGAAAGCGCTCTACTATCAACCGGCTGAGCTGCTTGGCACGATCTATCTCTGGCCAGCTCCGGCGCAGGGCGAAATGCACATTTTTGCCGACACGATGTTTCGGCGCTATAGCAATCTCTACGAGTCGATTGCTCTGCCGCAGGGCTATCTAATGGCTCTGCGTTGGTGTTTGGCCGAGCGTCTATGCCCAATGTACGGAAAAAATTCGCAGACGCAGCTCGCTATGATCAACGCTTACGCAGCGCAAGCTAAAGCCACGCTCAAGCGTACCAATATGCGACCGAGCCTAACGGCACAATTCCCTGACGTTCTGTTCTCCGGCAAAGCCAAGGACGCGAGCTGGATCTTGACCGGCGGGTTTGTGTAATGGCTGACTTTGGGTTTGTTGGAGCGTCTTACGAAGCTCCGACCATCTACCAAGATGCCCAAGAGTGCATCAACTGGTATCCCGAGATTGATCCGGTAAAGCCCGATGGATCGCGCGGCGTTATCGCGTTGCTGCCGACTCCCGGTTACCAAACGATTGTCACGCTGCCAAACGGTCCCGTGCGCGGAATGAGAGCGATCAACCCATTTGGGCAGATGGTCGCGGTCGCAGCTAACAAGTTGTACGTGATCCTTGCAGACTGGTCGTATACCGAGGTTGGGACGCTTATTACGTCGAGCGGACCCGTTAGCATCACCGAGATCCAAACGACCGATGACGGGGCTTCTAACGGCGTTGTGGCGTATATCGTCGATGGGTCTGCGCGATATATTTACAATCTGACAACCAGCACGTTTGCCCAACTATCCAGCGATGGACCGTGGGCCGATGCAACGGTTTGTGACTATGCCAACGGCTACGTGGTTTACAACAAGCCAAACAGCCAGCTATTCACGTCAACCGATCCTGGCTCAGCCTATACGACCAGCACGCTCTATGGTCGCAAAGATGGCGGGTCGGACAATCTGGTCTCGTTGTTTTTTGATCACCAGCAGCTATTCTTGTTTGGCGAATACACGACTGAGGTCTGGGTTGAATCACCAGGCACCGACCCGACGATTGCCAGCTTTCCATTTGCGCCGATCAGCGGAACATTTATTCAGCACGGCATCAACGCGCCATTTTCTGTCGCTCGATGGTCCGAATCGTTTATGTTTGTCACGCGGGATCTATTGGGTCACGCGACCATCGGCACCATTAATGGTTACCAATTTATTAGACTATCAACCCATGCGGTTGAGAACTCGCTGATTGGTTACGACGTCTCGGATGCAATTGCCTACTCCATGCAGATCACAGGGCATGAGTGGTACATCGTCACATTTCCACAAGCCAATCTGACGTGGGTCTATGACTCCACGACAAAGCTCTGGTTCAAGTGGATGAGCTTGGATCTGTTGAACAACTTCCAGCGCAATCGCGGCAATTGTGCGACGTTTTTTAACACGTACAACTTGGTTGGCGACTACCAGAACGGCAAGATCTACATTGTAGATACCGAGGTGTTCACCGAGGGCGGCAACCCGATTCGGCGTCTGCGTCGCACTCCTCACTTGGTTTCTGATTTCCAGCGCGAATACTTCGACGAGCTGCAAATCCAATTTCAGCCTGGCGTCGGCACAAGTACCGGACAGGGACAAAACCCACAAGCGATGCTGCGCTGGTCAAACGATGGCGGCAGCACTTGGTCGAATGAGCATTGGACCGGCATCGGGCGCATAGGCAAATACCAAAACAGAGCAATTTGGCGTCGGCTCGGCATGGCCAGAGATCGGGTCTGGGAAGTGTCAATCAGCGATCCGGTCAAGGCAGCAATCATCTCGGCAAACCTCAAGGCAAGCGTGGGTGATAACTGATGGCAACGACCTATCTGCGATACCCACAATCGCCATTTCTTGATCCGGTCACCAGTCGGCCAGCGCGGGAATGGTTGATTTGGTTGCAAAACCCTAACGTGCAGACGATTACGGTTGGCGTTGGGCTGGTCAATAGCGTCAACGGTGGCACGACGGGTTTGACGCCAGCGGCGGCAACGTCTGGCGCGGTTACGTTGGGCGGAACGCTCAACACGGCATCCGGCGGCACTGGCGCCAATACGCTAACAGGCTACGTCAAGGGCGCCGGCACAACACCGCTCACGGCGAGCGCAACAATTCCAATTGCGGACGTCTCTGGCGCTGGCACGATGGCGACGCAGAATGCCAGCAGCGTAGCAATCACGGGTGGATCGGTTGCCGGCACGTCAGTCAGCGCAACCACGCTCACAACGTCCAGCACCGTGACAGTCAATAACTTAGCAGCATCCGGCACTCATACGGTGATTGCAAAATGGTTGCCGGTTGTTTGTGACGGTACAACTTATTACTTGCCGCTGTACAATTGATGCAAGCCAACGAATTATTCAAGCATTTTGCTGGTCGATTTGATGTTGACCCACAGGTAAAACATCATTTTTCAGGCGGCATCTATGCCAAGCAAATGTTTATCCCGAAGGGATACGTTGCTGCGACCCACAAGCATACTTATTCCCATTTGAGTATACTGGCATCGGGTCAAGTGATTGTTTCGACTGATGATTCTGTCGAAAGTTACAACGCTCCAGCGTGCATTGAGATCAAAGCCGGCACTCACCACAAGATTGAAGCGTTGCAGGATTGCGTATGGTTTTGCATCCATGCAACGGACGAAACAGACGAAGATGCAATTGATGCTGTGTTAATCAGCAAAGGAATTTGATCATGCCTTTAGGTCTACTTACCAGTCCAGCAGTCATTGGCGGCGGTCTTAGTTTGCTTGGCGGTGTTTTTGGAGCTAATGCGGCTCAATCTTCGGCAGATACTCAAGCAGCAGCGGCACGATATGCTGCCGATCTTCAGCAACGTCAATTTGATCTAATCAACCAGCAGCAAGCGCCGTATCGCGGCATCGGCTATACGTCATTGAGTCAGATCGGCGGGATGCTCGGCGGTCAGACGCCAATGTTTGACTCGCAGGGCAAGCCCATGCTGGACGCCAACGGTCAGCCAATGATGCAGACTGGTTCCGGTTATTTGACAAAGCAGTTTGGTCCAGAGGATCTCAAGACGAACCTGGCTCCAAATTATGAGTTTATGCTCAAAGAAGGGCAGAGGGCGGCACGTCAACGGTTAAATGCTGGCGGCAGCGGTGGCAGCGATATTGACCGTGGCATCACTAGATTTGCCGAAGACTACGCCAGCAACGCTTATCAGAACGCTTTTCAAAATTTTTCAAACCAGCGCAAGGACATTTACAACACGTTGGCCGGCATTGCTGGAATTGGTCAGACGGGACAATCGGCAGTTAACGCAGCAAACCAAGCGCTCGGCACAAACCTGTCGAGCTTGGCAACTGGCTCGGCGGCGGTTCAAGGTGCTGGCCAGGTTGCAGCAGCAAACGCTTATGGTGGAGCGTTGGGCAACATCGGTGGGTACAGCTACTTGCAAGGTTTGCGGAACCCTAACCAGCAGCAAGCTCCCGCACCGATTCAGATTGGGCCTTCTTCGCCGGCGTTAATTGGCGCCGGTGCCCAACAGCAGAGTATGCAAGGCGATTTCAATTATCACGCGGCTTAAATCATGGCACTTGATCCAACCATTCCGCTGGGCGTCAAGCCGATTGATTTTCTTGGTTCTGCTGGAAATTTGCTGAACTTGGCTCGGGGCGCACAAGCGCTTGAGCAAGAACAGGCAATGAACCCGATTCAACAGCAAAAAGCTGCGCTTGAGCTTGGGACGGCTCAAAAAACGCAACAAGCCGAGATTGAACGACAAAAAGCATTGAGTCGTCAAGCGGTTACCGGCGCGGATGTTGCTGAATTTAACCAAGCCAGTCAAATTGAAGGCGCATTACGTCAGACGCTTAATCCTTTGTACAGACCAGAGTGGATTGCGAATGCGGTTAAAAATCCACAACAAGCAATCAATGATATTCGGCTGAGCACAGATCGAGCTATTGCAGGTGGCGTTCCTGTTGATCGGGCTGAAGCATACAAAGCGTCAATGTATGCGGTTCTTGCCGATGCCAAAAGAGCAAACAATCCGGAGCTTCTGGGAAGCTGGATGTTCAATAATTTGGTTGGTCAGCTACCACCAGGAACACAACAGAAATTGCTTGCTCCGGGTGAAGCGCCATCTGTCAGCGCTGGTGGGGTTCCGGGTTATCCGGTTTTAGGGCCTGGCGGAAATACATTTCAATCATTCCAAGTGGGTCCGCGTCCGACAACACCAGAGATGCCGCAGGAAGGCGCACAAACTGGCGCAATCGTAAAGCCTTCTTATGCTGCGGGTCCGCTCGAAACAGGGCCGGCAGCAAAGCAGGGTCCGGGCGTTCCGTTGATGCAACCGGAGGCACCAACGCAGCCACAAGGCGTTACCGCTACTCAAATGTCGATGCGCTATCCGCAGCGGACGCCTGGTCAGGCTTTCTTGCCGGTTCAAGGCGAAGAAGAAGATCGATTGGTGGGTCAGAAATATAGAAACGGTTTGATTGCCGCTCAACCTGTCATGACCAAGGCTCGACGTGATCTTGAGGAAGTCATTAGCATGGCCGACAAGATTGAAAAGGCAGCGGTATTTGACTCTGCTGGCGTCATGGGTGCAGCAGAGCGAAAAATAAAATCAGCGCTTGGAGATGTAGACTATCAAAAGCTCTCCAAAGATTTGGCTAACGCTCGGATTGCTACAATCCAAGCCAAAGGCGGGTCGCTGGACACCGTTGGCGGTCAAGAGCTTGTCAGGATTTCAAACGGTGATGAAACCTATTCTCCCAAAGTATTGAAATCTGTTGCTCAACGCGCTTATGGCGACGTGATCGCAACCGAGCTTGAAGGCAGGGCGGCGGCGACATTTGCTCAAAGATATGGCGATGCTAACCACAACACATTTAAGCAATTGTGGTCCAAGAATGCTGATTCTCGCATCTTTGAAATCATGGCTCTGCCGAAGCTCATTCAAGACAAAGCTGAGCGGATCAAGGCTGCAAACGAGATCTTGAAGAATGCTTCGCCGAAAGAGCGCGAAGAATTCAATCGCAAATACCAAAACATTCTGCGTCTTGAGCAAACTGGATCGCTGTAATGGATGAAGTCTCAGAGCTGATTCTTGGAAAGCCATCCAAGACCGTTGTCACCGACCAATTGCTCGACGCTGTAAAAGCGGTTGAGAGCGGCGGCAACCCTCGCGCTGTCAACAAAGAGTCTGGCGCGATGGGTGCATATCAGTTTATGCCTAGCACGGTCAAGGCTTTGCAGAACCAAGGCGTCAAGTTTGATCCATTCAACGAGCCACAAGCGCGGGAAGCAGCTCGTGGGTACTTGCAAACCCTGCTAGACAAAAACAACGGCAACGTTGATAAAGCGCTGGCGCAGTACGGTGGTTTTGTTACCAAGAATCCATCTGGCTATATCAGCAAGGTCAAGTCCAAGATGCCAGCGGCACCGGCTGACGAGATTAGTGCGTTGATTCTCGGCACAGAGAAAGCCGAGGAGCCGGCTAAGCCGGCGCCACTTAAGCCACCGGCGTTCACGTCATCTGGCTTACCCGAGGGCAATTTGGTCCGCAAGATTATGCAGGACAGATTGGCTCCAAAGCCGGCTCAAACGGCTCCAGCAGCGACAGCGGATCAGATCCCTACTACGACAGTCGCACCGCAGCCAGCGACGCCTAAGACGGAATATAAGATCGGCAGCGTGGCCGATCTCGGGAAAGGCATCGTCTCTCTGGCTGACGTTGCTGCCGGAAATCTTACCGGTCTTGTTGGTCAAGGAAGCTATGCGATACAACGTGCAATGGGCGTTTCTGAACCAGAAGCTCGAAAGTCTGTTGCTGAATTTGTTGAAAAGCGCACGGACCCATTTGGCCGAGCTTTGGGTATCTCTAACGATCCAGCGTACAAAGCCGAAGCCACTCGTCGACTGACCAACTTCATTAGCGAAAACATCGGCAAAGGAACGGCTTGGATTTCTGAAAAGACCGGCATTCCGCTCGGTGACGTTGAGAATATGGTTGGTTCGCTAGGACTGCTGCCAATTCCTGGCGTTGCCAAGGCTGGTCAGAAAGTTGGCGCAGTTACTTATGGCGCAGAGCAAGCGTTGCGCGACCAGTTTGCAGCCAAGGCACCGGAACCACGGGTTGAGCCAGGCATCGGAGCACCAGCTCCAGCAACGCCGGCACCGGGGCAACCAAAACCTCGCGTTGTTTACGCTGACGTTCAGCGTCAATTAGCTGAGCAAAAAGCAGCCAAGGAAGCGGCGTTTACAGAAAACGCAAACGCGCCAACGCAACGTGAATTAAAAGCGGCACAAGAGCAAGCATTCCAAAATCTTGACAACGCTCCTAGCTTGCAAGCAGCTCAAGCGCGTGCGGCGGGTGCTACACCGGGCAGCGTTGGTGCGGCAGCGGTTGATACGCCACGTGTGCGGGTGGAGCGAGCGGCAAACTTACCTATTCCGATTACGTTACACAAAGCGCAAGCCACTAAAAACCCGAATGACGTAAAATATTTTGCAGTTGCCGCTAAAAATCCAAATTTGGCCGAGCAAGTGTTTGAGCGTAACGCTGAGCAAAACGCTCAAGTACAACAAAATATGCAAGCCGGTATTGAAGCAACTGGCACGCAATCTCAAGGCGTTTCACCAACCGACTTTGGGCAGCGCATCAAGACCTACGTGCAAGACATCAAAGATGCTCGCATGGCCGACATTCGCAACCAGTACGCAGCGGCAGAAGCGGCAGGTGAGCTGGCGCAACCAGTTTCCTACCAGCCGGTACTAGACTTTATCAACAAGTCAACGGCAAATCGCCCAACTCGGAAATCTCAAAATCCGTTGTATGGAATCATTGAGGAAGAATTTGCAGCTAACGATCCAAGCGGCACGCGGTCAATCGGCGTGCGCCAGCTTGAAGATATTAGGCAGATGATCAATGATGAAACCGACTGGACAGACAAACGTCAAGCTGCGCTGTCAGCCAAAACCAAACGACTTATTGACAATATTACTGAGAACGCTGGCGGCGACATTTACAAGCAAGCCAGGCGGCAGCGAGCACAATGGTCCAACGACTTTGAGAATCAAAGCACGGTCAGATCAATCAATCAAATTAAAAAGGGAACGACCGAGCAAAGCGTCCCGACCGAAAAAATATTCGATCAGATTTTCCTTAGAAGTTCTGGTGACCAAGTACGCAGGGTTTTTGATCTGCTAGACAATTCTGGGCCAGAAGGTCAGCAGTTGTTGCGTGACATTAAAGGTCGATTTGGTGAGCATATCTTGGAAAACACAACCAAGTCAGCCCAAGTTGACACCAAAGGTCGGCGTTATGTGTCGACAGCAGAATTAAACAAGTTGGTTACCAATCTTGACAAGAGCGGCAAGTTGGATCTGGTGTTTGGTCCTGAATGGGCTGACCATTACCGCACGCTTAATGACGTTGTTGCAGATATCCAAACCATTCCCAAAGATGTTGTAAGCACGTCTGGCAGCGGTGAGACAATCCTTGGGGTTTTGGGGGGATTGGGTATTGAGGGTGCTGGTCGCATTTTTGCTGATGAACCTGGGTATGGTTTGCTTGCATACGGTGGTGGAAAGCTGTTAAATGTTGTGCGCGAAAACCGTAAAATTTCACGTGACCAAACCAAACTCAAAGATTTCTTGAATTACAAACCGTGAGTTGATCATGTCAGATATTGATCCCGTCAAATATGGTCAGCTAATTGCCAAAGTCGATCTGCTGGAAAAGCAAGTGGCTGATATGCAAGCCGACATAAAGAAACTGTTGGAGCTTGCTAATCAAAGCAAGGGTGGCTTTTGGTTCGGGATGGCAGTCATCAGCGGCATCAGCACCGCTGCCGGTTGGATCATCAGCCACTGGTCCAAATGATCGGCATCGATGCGATCCTCGGGCTTGGTGGTGAAATCATCAAGCGGGTCTGGCCAGATCCAGCACAACAGGCCAGCGCTCAGCTTGAGCTGCTAAAGCTCCAGCAATCAGGCGAGCTTGCCAAGATCGTTGGCCAGCTCGAAATTAATAAAGCCGAAGCAGCATCGGGCAGCTTGTTTGTTGCCGGCTGGCGTCCGGCGATTGGATGGGTCTGCGCCACGGCGCTTGCGTATCAGTACGTTCTGCGACCAATTGGCTCTTACGTTGCAAGACTGAACGGGATTGAGGTTGGCGATATGCCGACGTTGGACGCGAGCTTGTGGGAGCTGATGTTTGGTATGCTCGGGCTTGGCGGTCTACGGACCTTTGAGAAAGTTCAGGGCGTTGCATCTAAATGAAAGACAACTTTCAGAAAGCGCTGGATCTGACGCTAGGCTTTGAGGGCGGGTACTGCAACCACCCATCAGACCCAGGCGGTATGACTAACCACGGCGTCACTAAGCGCACGTGGGAGGACTGGACGGGCGAGAGTGTCGACGAGCAATGTATGCGCGATTTGTCCGTCTCTGACGTAGTGCCGCTCTATCGTGGGCGCTTTTGGAATAAGGTTTGGGGCGACGATCTGCCGGCAGGTCTGGACTACTGCGTCTTTGATTGCGCGGTCAACAGTGGACCCAAACAGGCAATTGTATTCTTGCAGCGCATCCTGGGCGTTGATGATGATGGGGTCATTGGTCCGATCACAATCGCAGCAGTCAAGCGCGAGAAACCGTCAGATTTGATTGAGGACTACAGCGATCTCAGGCTGAGATTTCTTGAGAAACTAAAGGCTTATCCGGTCTTCGGCAAGGGCTGGACCCGTCGAGTTAACGCTGTTGAAGACTACGCGAAAAAAAATATATAAAACAAGCGTTTGGCACTAGACACCGTAATCTGGGCGTGTTATTTAGCACCAACGCAACAAATGGTGCTAAAAAATGAAGGGAAAACAAAAGGTCTCCGATGAAGATTTTCTCGGAGCCTGGACCCGATTAAAGAGCGCAGCCAAAGTCGCTCAGTTTTTTGGTTGCACAGACCGATGGGCGCATCAAAATCGGCGTCGGTTGGAAGCGAAACTGAAAATCCAGCTTGTTGCCAAAGCAGATACGGCAAAAGCGTTCGAGCATCTGCAAACCCATCATCTGACCAAAGCTCGGCACCATACTGGCATCACCGATGGGGTGGTGATTGTATTCTCGGACGCGCACTTCTGGCCAGGACTGCGAACCACGGCGTTTAAGGGATTGCTCTGGGCAATCAGCAAGCTCAAACCTTATGCCGTAATCAACAACGGCGACGCATTTGACGGGGCTTCAATCAGCCGGTTTCCGCGCATTGGCTGGACTCAGCAGCCTAGCGTCAAAGAGGAGCTGAATGCGTGCCAAGAGGCTCTGGCAGAGATTGAAGCGGTAGCTAAAGCAGCGCGGCACAACGTGCAATTGATCTGGCCGTTGGGCAACCATGACAGTCGTTTTGAGAATTTTCTAGCAGCGAACGCGCCAGGTTATGAGGGTGTTGCCGGCTTTACCCTGAAAGACCATTTCCAAGCCTGGCATCCGTGCTGGAGCTGCTGGTTGACCGATGACGTGGTGGTCAAGCATAGATATAAGAATGGCGTGCACGCGACGCATACGAACACCATGGGGAGCGGCACTTCGATTTGTACCGGCCATCTACACTCGCTTAAGGTCACGCCGTATACGGACTATCGCGGCACGCGCTACGGCATTGACACCGGGACGCTGGCAGACATTGATGGCAAACAGTTCAACGACTATTTGGAAGACAATCCGGTTAACTGGCGTTCCGGATTTGCCGTGCTTACATTCCGAGATTCCCGCTTGTTGCTTCCCGAATTAGCAATCAAGCACTCTGAGGGAATGCTTGATTTCCGTGGCGAGCTGGTCGACGTCAGCGCTTTATAAATCGCTTGGCTCATCACGCACCGACCATTGTCGAACGTGAAAATATTCACCGTACTGGTGACGCAGATCTGGCGGGTAACCACGATCATCTAACCAATGAAATAGATTGTCGTGCAGGTCGGTATCCCAGATTTTGGGAAAACCGTAGCGCCAACCCTCGGGTGGATCAACCCAGACTTTCATTTCTCTCCCCTGTCTCTAATAGCCATTGCTGCTAGTTTGGTTATTTGGGATAGGTACTCTGGATTCACGGCTAGAGAATCGCAAATTTTGGCGCACTCCTCCCTCTCATGCGCGGCAACAACAGCGGCAAAACGTTCCAGCGCTTTGGGGTGCGTTATATGGCACGACGGTAGATTTGCCTTCCACGCCATGCGGATAATGTCATCTTTATTCATCGAATCACCTTCTCAATCAGGTTGCGAGCCAGCGGTTGCTTGCCAAGCAGCCAGCTCTGAATGCGTCCCATGTCCCAAGTGATGACTTTGAACTGGTTGGGGCGCTGGTAAGCAGTTGAGATCTGGGACTTGTCCCAATCTTTGACGATCTTGCCTTTGACGATCACGTGTTTTTCTCCTTGAGTTTGGCTTCAACGGCTCGGGTATACGTTACGTCTGACCAGCACGTAGTCCAATCACGAGAACCCATAATTTCAACAACTTCTTGATATGTCAGACCAACCCATTCTTGTTTTGGTTGCGCCAACCTATCGCGCAACGCCAGAATAGTTGTGCAAATCTCACAATCGCATCCGTGCAAATTTTCTGGTTTTGTTTGATCTGCTGAATATTCCAAAACATCCAGCGCTTGTTTCAATAGTTCGCGGTCAGTCATTGCTGTTTCTCCTTGGACAGTTTCGGCCCTGATTGCAATTCCCGTGGCAGGGAGGACACCGTTTCATTCTTGCTCCTCATTCTTTTGATCATCTTGTGGACGTTCTGGGGGCTGCAACCCAGAACCCTGGCTATTTCATTCATAGACGGCAACCGGCCTAGTGACTTCTCCAGACCACCGATTGCGTCCAATAACCGGATCTGAGCCATTCTCATGCCGCTGCTTTCATCAGCGCATCAAGAGCGCCGATTCGAGCTGAGAACGTCTGAAGGAACCTGGCACGTTCAACCATCGACAGCCGGTTCACTTCAGCGTCGTTAGCAGTACGCAGCAGCTTGAGCTTGGCAATACGATCAATCGGCGGCACTTTGCCGGCTTTCATCACGGCATCGGCCAGCGCATTGAACTCGATAACCCATGCAGCTTCATCGGTAGACATTGAGCGTGGCTTGGCTTCGTTAGGGACGCGCAATGCCCAAGTGCCACCAGCTCCATCCTCAAATTCAATCACGTCTGGCGGCGGCTCAGTGGGCTTCGGCAGCGCTTTGGGTGCTACCGCATCTAGAGGGTTTGCCGGCTTTACCTCGGGCTTCTGAGGCGGCTTCCTGCTGGCAGCATTGCCGTCATCATCCTCGGCAGCAATACCGCACGCAGCCATCAGCGAATAGCGCCGAGCGTAAGTCAATGCCGAGCCATACCCTTGCGGGTCGTGCTTTGCTGCTGGCACGTGCAGCTTGCCCATGCGTAGCGTTTCACCCGACTCGTGCAAGAAACACGTCTCCACAGTTACGCCGTCTTGGACATCAAACGTCTCCTGGTAAACAGCGATGCCGTTCTCAAGCAGAGCGTCATTGACTGCTTCCAAGCAGCTCGCAAGGTCGACGTACTTATTCTTGAAGTGAGAGTTTGTGTTGGTCTTGAGCGCTGGTGCAAACGCACGCTTGGCTGCGACAAATGCTGCTGCAATTTTCATTTCGACACCTTGATGGTGATGGTGGACTGGCGCATAGAGTGCGCTGGTTTGGCAGGAACGATCTTCTCCGGCTGCGCTGCATAGTTACGGATCGGCCAGGAGATACGGAATTCTTCAGCGTGCGCCAGCGTGGCGTTGCCAAGCATTTCTTTCAGCTCGGTTTCGTTGTCTGCAATGCTTGCCTCAAGAACCTTGATTTCCTGCTTGGCTTTGACAATCCGCTCGGCCAGCGTGGCTCCCCAATCGCCAAGATCAACAGAGTCAAGGTTTGGATCGCCAGGCCACTTGGTGCCGTACTCCTCGGGAGTGGCAGGGTCGTACCACTCAACTTCGCCGGTCTCCGTCCAATGCAAAATCTTGGACTCAAACTCAAACGCTTTCTTGCGGATTAGCGCTTGCGTCTCTTCATGAGGAGCGAACAGGAATATCCGCAGCTCGATGCCTTGATACAGAACACAAACGGCTCCCCACTTGGCGCCGGTGATGTCCATCTGCGCTTGGAGCTGTAGAGGACCACGGCTCATTGCTGGACAATCTTCGGGATATGAGCTGGTGAGCTTGGCTTCGAGCACGCCAACGCCGTCGAGCGTGATGCTGTCCTGGCCGATCACGTATACGCCGGCATCTGGGTTGTTGGTCACGACCAGACCGTTGCCGTCACCGTTGCCGTCTAGCGAACAGGCGATCGGTGCGTCAGGATGGAAATATGCTTTTGGATGGTCGAGCACTAGATTAGACAATGCTAAACGTCCCGACGCTTCCAGCAGAAGCGGAACCTCGAGCAGATTGCCCCAGTGCATTGCTTCGTTGGTCTTAAAAGGCGTTTCAACGTCCTGTAGCGCGTTCAACACGCTCTTGAGTACATCGTTGGGCGTCTCATACTTTGAGTGGCCCAGAAGGGCCGGGACGCGGCTTGCGCTGAGCATTGTGTTAGGGGTTACTTTGCCGACCATTACAAACCTCCAGAGAGAGCAAGAAACAAACAGATTGCGGACATTGCGCCGACTGCGATCGACGCCAGGATGATTGTCAGATTGGAATCGTGTTGGTCTTCAGGTCTCATCGCTCGGCTCCTCGTTTTGTACTGACGTCAAAGTGACAAATTCTTCTTCGCGGTAAATTTGAAATTCAAGATTTTTGAATTCGTAATACACCTCAATAACTTCTCGATGAACATAATCAAGAATGATTTTTTCTATTTCTTTTTTGTTAAATGTAATTTTCATAATAGCTCCTTGATTGGGGCCGAAGCCCCGTGGTTGAGTTAGGGCTTACGCCCATCCGAGTTTTGCCGCATGGGCAATTGCCTCGGCTTTGGTGTCATAAATGACGTAGACATAAGCCCCGTCATTCCAACGAATGTTGACTCGGAAACAATCTCCGAAGTCGGTCATGCTGACTGAGTCAGCGGTGAGATGGTTGCGACCGAGAGAAAGTTGGTTGCCGTTCATTTTGTTGCTCCTGTTGTGCGCCACGACGTGCAGCGCATGAGTCGTACTGTACAGAGGTTGACAACCGTTGACAAGGGGTCAGAACAAATATTTTTCTAGGGACAAACCCTAGTACAAATTTTTTCCACAAGCCCATCGACTTCGGGCATCATCTGCCGTTCGTTCTCAAGAGTTTCCCTGTCGGGACATTTCAACGGTTCAAACAGAGCGCCGGCTCAAAAACAACCCGAACGGGAAACAGCAAGGAACCTACCTAAATGATGACGTTGCAGTTCACCATCCCTGGGCCACCCGTCGGCAAGGGCAGACCACGGTTCAGCACGCAGGGCGGCAAGCCCCGCAGCTACACGCCGGCTGTCACGCGAGAGTACGAAGCACTGATAGCAGCGCGAGCTGCTGAAGCAATGGCCGGCAGAGAACCACTCAAGACGCCGTTGAGAGTCATGATCGAGGCGACCATGAGCATTCCGCTGAGCTGGTCGAAAACAAAGCGCCAGGCGGCGTTAGATGGTGATGTATATCCATCGCGGCCAGACGTCGACAACATTGCCAAGACCGTTTTGGATGGGATGAACGGCGTGGTTTACGAGGACGATGCCCAGGTCACGCATTTGAAAGTCAATAAAAAATATGCCCAAGAGGGATCGGTCACGGTCTGGTTGTCGGAGAATCTCAAATGAGCAAAAAGGCAAATACCGAAGCAAAAAGACGACTGGAACGGATGCCCTACAGACTGATGGACATTAACGGAAAACCCGTCAGAGATTATACAAAAACCGAAAAGGAGATCGTAAAAGAAATCAAAAGAGAGTACGAAAGCAGCCTCAAAAACAACCAGTCATAGCCTGTGGATAACCTGTGGATAACTACCCTGAAAGCTGTGGATAACCCTGTGGATAACCCTGTGGATAACTTTTCTTCATATACGCGTGCGCGTAGAGATCTAAGACTAAGATCTAAGACTAAGATCTAAGACTAAGAGAGCTAAGACTAAGATCGAAGGAGAAGATCTGTGACTAAGATGAAAGACTCCATATTTAATTTTACTAAAGAAATAAGAGGAGGTTTGAAAAAAATAAAAGGTGCCCAAATAAGTAGCAAGCTGGTAAACGAATTGATTGCTCTGGACATGACGTCAGCGCAATTGCAAACCGGCATCGAATCGGTAATCAGACGCCGAATTGATGCCAAACAACCCGAGGTCGAAACAATGGAGGAGCTTTTATCCGAAGTTGTGACTGACCAAATCCTGAGAAACAATCTAAAGTGAATCAAATGAATAAACCAATCGCAGCCAAAGGCACTTACGAGCAGAAACCCGGAAAAGGCGCAGCATTTCCGAATGACAAAAAGGTCGAGGATTGGCACGCCGATTACAAAGGACGGATCTGCTTGCCGGACGGTTCGATGCACTGGCTGGACGTGACGATCAAAACCGCTGCCAGCGGGATGCAGTACGCTGCAATTTCGATTGGAAACGCTTGCGAACCGACCATCGCGGTCGATCATGGCCCCAAAAGGCATCCAGACGGCCACAGAAGCGGTTTCCAGAGCGTGACTGAGGCTACCCTACCAACCCGAGTCAAAAACGCGCCACAGCCCCGCGCATCGGGTTTTGAGGATTTGGACGAAGACGTGCCTTTTTGAGATGAAAATGGATAATTTGCCAGACCCAATTCAATTCATTGCTGAGAATGGGCCAATGACGTCGCGTCAATGTGCTCAGTTATTGCCAGCGCTGACGCAAAAGAATGTGGACGATAAATTGCGCCAGGCATTTCGCGTTGGCAAGCTATCGCGTCGCATTGACGAGGAGTCACGCACCAATCGACCGAGCTACGTTTATTTCGATGCGAATGGCAGGTCCAGCAATAAAGAGCCAGAGCATTGCACCATTCTCAGAACCCTTGGAAAGCATCAGGAGACAGAAATTGGAATTCACTAATGGGAAGTTTGTTTACAAAGCTGACGATGCTGAAATCAGCTTTCCCGACGTCCAGCCGGTCTTCTTCTTGTCCGGCGCGATGTTCGTGCCGCACTACGTTCTGCCGCACGTCTGGGTATCATTTGGCAACAAGATGCTCACAACCAAGAATCTGATTGAGCGAAACGCGCAAGCCGGAACGAGTTATCTTTGGGTTCGACCTTGGATTGAGAAGATCTTTGGTTCTAAAGATATTTTTTCGATGAAAGAATCGCAACTGAAGGAGGCTCTTATTGCATGACCCTACAAGTCGGAGAATCAATTACCAGCATTCAGCTAAATGTTAGCGAGCTGCAAAAACAATGCGCTGGATTCAATGTTGAATTGGAAACTGTATTAACCCTTGCAAAGCAAATACATGGCGATGCAATAGCGTTAATAAATGAATGGGAAGAAAAGCATGAAACCGATGATAGACGAACAAACGTCCGACCTATTTATGGAGGAGTGGCTATGCGACCTACTTGCGGATCCTGTCGATATTTCGAGCTTCTTGGAGGAGATGGGGAAACATCGTATATGGGCGAATGTCGACGCCGATCACCAGAGCTGCTGGTAGACGAGAGCGGCAACGAAACTCCTGCCTGGCCACCAGTGGACGATGACCATTGGTGCGGCGAATACTCACCGGATACCCTTTCATGACTGAACACGACCCCGTAAACCATCCACAGCACTACACTCAGCATCCTTCGGGAATCGAGTGCATCCAGATCACCGAGCATATGTGCTTTAACCTGGGCAACGCGATCAAGTACATTTGGCGAGCAGATCTCAAAGCCGGTATGCAAGACCTTGAGAAAGCCAGGTGGTATCTGGATCGGGAAATTGAGCGACGCAAGAAAGCGTTTGACGTACATCTGCAAGACGTGTTAAAACGCGCATGATTGGGTCCGGGCGCACTCCTCGCCACACAATTGCCCAATCGGGCAACGAGGGGTTGCCCATTTTTTTCGGTGGTGCTTATGGATAATGAAGCCAGCACATTTGTCACGGTGCTATTGCATTCCGGGACAAACGCGCATTTGCTGCATTGGACCACCAACAGCTATGCCCATCACGTCGCGCTTGGCGAGTACTATCAGCAAATTCCTGAGTTGGTTGATCAGCTTGCGGAAGCGATCATGGGGCGCTTTGGGCAGTTCAAGAGCTTTCCCGACGATTACTACTTGCCGACCGATGATCCAGCGGAATATTTAGAGGGCATCAAGTACTTTGTGCAAGATGCGCGAGAATATATGCCGGACGATACGGAAATCCAGAATCTCATTGATGAGATTGCTCAGCTTCTCGACACCACCCTTTACAAACTTAAATATCTCAAGTAAGGCAAATCATGAAAATGAAAGACAACGACACCAAGCAGCCCAAGGGCTATGGCTACGGTTCAAACGCCAAGGTTCCCGCTGGCGTTGCTGGCCAGGACAAGAGCGGAACGCGCTCCGAGCGCATGGTCAACGGCATCGGCATGGGCGAAGCTGACATGGCCGGTAAAGACAGCCAGTACAACACTGGCGTCACCAAAGGCACCTGCTACACGCACGACCGGGTTAGCTATCAGAAATGATTCGACCACTGCGTAACTTCATCACCGTGCAACCGGCAGTTCGCAAACTGTCGGACGTG